GTTGTCTTAACGCAGTAGTTGCCGTTCTCGACAAACCACCGATCATGTGTATTAATCCAAAACCATAAAAACCCATTCCTGGTAAAAATTTAAAATGTACAAAATAATCTATTTTATTTTTTTGTGGGTCTTCTGCTTGGAAATTTCTTCTAATAGATAATACTTCTCTACTACCCATTTCAAGAGTTACAATATACGGAAGTTTAATTCCTGTTGGTTCCCCTTGTGAATCTTTGTCTTCAAAACCTTCTAAATCTAAATCAGTGTGTATTTCTAAAATAGTAAAGATATCTTCGTCTTGTGTTTTCTTAACACCTTCTAGTTCTCGTTCCTTTTTTTGAACTTCTGTTTCTTCATTGTAACCAGGAGTTAGTTCTACATCTTTATAAAAACCTGATACTTGTTTTTTCCTAACTTCGTTCTCAGACATTTTAATCATGTGAATTACAGACTCCGCATCTTCTAAAGAAGTTGCAGTGTATGGAACAACTAAATCATCAGCCGGTACAAATTTTGAGACGGCTCTGCCAAGTAGTTCATCGTAATAAACCTTCTTGAACGCAGAGCCGGCAAGAGGGAGATAAAAAAGCATTTGATCGAACTCGGGTTCATACTCCTTCATCACATCCATGATTTGATAGTTCATGAATTCTTTAACTCTGTTTGATTGGTCTTCTCTAGCTCTATCTGCTAGTCCAACAATTTGTGTGTGTACTGGACCGTTAGCCGGTAATAATTCTTTGTAAGCTTGTGCTTGAAACTGTGTAACCGCTTCTGCAAGAACAGGATGCGTTGCACCACTTGCTCCTTGGAAAGGCTGTGTTGGGTTTTCGTATTTAAATCCTAAAAGGTCTAGTCCTTTTGTGTAACTATCTTCCCAATCTTTTCTAGATGATTTGTATTGATTGTAATTTGCTGCAAGTTCAGAGCCTAGTTTACCTAAAACATCGTCCGGTAATAATTCTGCTAAGTTATCAAAATGAGATTCGCCGCCACCTGCATTCACTGCTTCTGGATCAAAATTAATTGTTGCACTACCATCTTCTTCTTGAGTTATTTGAATATCATCTGGTCCAACTTGCTCTTCAATATTTTCTTGTTGAGCTTCGACAATTTCGTCTTGTCCAGGTATTTTAATTTCAGTCTCTACGTTTGGTAGGGCTTTGTCTATATCTGCCATTTATATTCTCCGAGTTCTTTATTGTTGTAGCTTGTTTTAACGGAACATTCAACCCTTGTGAGTCAGGTCCCTTAAGTGGTGGGATTGCATTAAATTTTACGTGTTGCATATTTACCACAAGATTTTTATTCTTCATTGTTAAAAAAACCTCTCTTATTTTTAAAATCATCATAAGTCTCATAACCACTGATACCTAATGATACTGCTAGACCTGGTAAACCAAATCTACGTGATACAGTTTTTAAAGTTGTAGGGCTGATCCCTAGTCTCATTGTTTTTGCAATAGAGGGACTAAGTCCTCTAGATACAATTCTATCTGCATCGCTTGCAAACGCTGCACCAAAATAGTTAAATGGGTTTGTTGCAATCTCGCCTAACGAGTCTCCTTGTTGTACTTGTTCTGCTAAATACAAAGGCTCAGTTGCAAGTAATCCAAGAGGTGTAGTGGTTGCAGCTAAACCTCTACCTAAAGTTTTTAATGCAGTTTTAGTTATACCAGATTTCTTTGCACCTAACGCGCCACTTCTTGCGGCTTCAATTGTTGATGGTGCAACTGCTGCTGTACCTGCTACGGTTACTGCGCCTAACGCTGGAAGATAAGCATCTCCGATTGCTGGACTTTCTTGTGGTGTATCATCTAATGATCCTGTCACCATATCTATTAATAAATTTTTTTGTTGTTCTTCGTTAGACAAATAAGTTGTCGGGTCATCGTTCATAAATTTTTTAACAAGACCCGCGGCTACTGCACCACCTGCTGCAATCGCACCAAACTTACCAGCTCCTCTTGCTAATGGACTTTGTAAAAAACTAGTTGCAGCATTTTTAAATCTAGTTAATCCAGAAGTAGTTTCTTCAAGTTGGTTTATTTTATTTGTAAACCCAACAGGGTCTTTTTCAAATTTTTTCATAGGACAACTTAATATGTCCCCTCCTGATTGTAGACCCACACGACCACCCTCAGCAAAATCTGGACAACCTACAGCTTTCCTTATTTGCATTATTGTAGGTCTATCTGTAGATTCAAATAAACCTCTAACTCCTTGTGCCATGTTTTTATAATTTAATGTTTCTCCTGACTTCATTTTTTCCGCTAAATTAAATTGTCTTTTTATAATATCTGTTTCATCACCAGGCAAAGCTGTAGTTAAATTTTTTAAAAAAGTGGTTCCTTCTTTTTTAGAAACTATTCCTTGTCTCATTTGTTGTTCTACACCAGACATTAATTGATTAACGTCTCTTGTATTGTAGGAAAGATCTGTAAATGGTTTTGCAGATACACCCTCTGGTCCATGAAGTATATCCATGACAGCAACCATCTTAGGGCTCCAGTTATATCCTTCAACTTGAATTTTTTTTACTAAATCATGAACTTTTATTTTACCATCACCAAAAGGACTATCTACTGATTTATTTTTTAATTTTTTTAAATTAATTACTGTGTCGTATGTTTCTGGAAAATACTTTTTCATATAATTAATATCTTTTATGTCATCATAGGAATGAAGTTTTCCTTCATACGAAAAAGCAACATCATTAAATGGAAGTTTAGTTCCAAAATTCCATGGAATAAGTTCTCCTGTTTTTTTATTAAAAAATTTTACAGGACCTTCTCCCTTTGTATTATTCCAACTTCTTTTTGCAAAAGACATTATTTTGTGGTCGGGTCTTCCACCATACTTATTAGGAAGATTTGTAAAGACAGGTCTTCCTTCCTGCATCTCTACTGCATAAGTTAGTTGTTCTGCAAAAGGAAGTGAATAAAAAGCTTTTGGAAACTCTCTTCCATAGTTAACTCTAATGTAATCAGCCCCTTGGTCTTTTATAACTTCGTAAGTTGGAACTAAACCGCTTTTTAAAAGAGTAGAAAAATTTTGTTTATCTTTTATACCTATTCTGTTCATTACCACCTCACCCCAGTTTTTAGGAACAGGTTTGTCTTCCATAAGCATATTTTTTAAAACCTTATCTGCTTTGTCTGCATAACTATCTAATTCTTTTAAAACAGGATATCCGTCTGATTTAAAATTTGGAAAAGATGTTAATTTAAATTTTTTTAATACTTTCTTTTTTATATCTTCAATTTGAGTATATTTTTCACCTGCGTTTGCTTTTGCAACTTCTTTAGTTGTAAATTCTGTTATGTCATTAAAACGTTTTTGTCTTAATGGTGGTACTCCTGATTGAGTAGGTGATTTAATTTCTAAAAGTTTTCTTCTATTAAAAATAGAAGCGTCGGTTAATTTTCCAGCCTTGCCTGGATATCTTATGTAATAATTTTTAGTGTTTAAATAATCTGCAAATTGAGTATCAGTACCCAAATTTTTCATTCGTTTTTGAAAAGCAGTGTATTCTTTTATAAATTGTTCGTCGGTAAGTTTAACAGCCATTAGACCTCCAGGATCTTAGCTAGTCCGCCTCTTGCAAAATCTTCTACGAACCTTGCTGTTAGTCTATCGAATCTTGGATCAGTTGGACGTAGACCATTTGCATCGACTACATTGTTTAAAACTCTTTCTGTAAAAATTGCAATCTCTTCTGAACTTGCACCTGATGGTACCATTTCTGCAATTCTTGGACCAAAGTATTTATTAACTAAAGTAAGTGGGTCACCTGCTTGTCCTCCGCCACCTTCTGTAATATATTTAACATCAACTTCTTCTATGATATCTGCAAAGTTTGTTTGATTAGGATTTTCTTTTTTTAATGCTTCTAGTAAAAATTCTCTAGCAGATCCACGTTGTGCAGGGGTTGATCCAATATTATCAAAGTAACCTATACCAAATTTTTCTTCTACAAGATTCTGTACAACATCCTCTGGTCTTGCGTTGTATTCAACTGCTTCATCAAAAGGTGTTGTCTTTGCTGCATCTGCTTTTTTCTTTGCAACAATCTCTTCGAGTCTTTTCATTAAATTAGAATCTTGAACAACAGTACCATCAGCATTCATCATAGTAGATTTTTCTGCTGGTCTGACACCATCTGCATTTCTAAATCCTGGAACTGTTAATGGTGTATCCCCGGTTCGTTCTCTAAGAGAAGCTAAACCTTGTGCATCCAGGTCCCTGGTCCCTGTTGCCATGTCCGTGATGTTTGGTGATGGATTATAAAATTCATCCATCTTCATCATGTTAGTCAACAACTTATTTGCTTGAAGATCGTTTAGTTTATCAGCGGTTGCAAAACCTACTGCACTTTTTAATTCGTTTACTGCTTTACTTTGAGATAATGCACCAAGTGCCTCTATGTTTAAATCCATGTCTAAGAAAGGTTCTGAAGATTTACCGGTTCCCATAAAATTGACATTGGACCGGGTACCAAGGACATCGGACAAGTTTCCACCCAATTTAGAATAGAGTTTTGTAATTGCGTCGATAATAGTTTTTTTAGCCATAATACTTTACTTCTCCTCGTACAGTAGGCTCGTCTTCATAATCTTCAGGATGTCGAACCAAACCACCCTGTCTAATTCTCATAATGGCCTGTGTCGTACTATCGACATAGTCATCATATTCTCCAAATGGGAAAGAAGCACATTCTTCAATTAATTCCTGTGCAAAGTGTTCATGCATAGGCGCCCAAATTTTGCCGCTCTCAAAAAGAGGGGCTACGGAGTTTAATCTTGTATGTTTATCATTTCCTCGGCTAGGAGTAAAGTTAATAACAGGGATATCCATTTGCCTAAGTTCATGGGTCAAAGGTAGTCCTGAAGCTTTTGCCTCTACAATTACCATGTCAGGATTCCAGTCCCTATATTCCTGTAATGCTACACGCCGGAGTTCTGGAAAGTCATACCGGTCTTTAAATGCATTAAGCAGTATTATATTTTGTCCGTCGGCCTCGGTCGTAAAGACTCCCCACGTGGTTATGGCGCTAAAGTCAGAAGATGCTTTTTTAGTAAATGCTGTATCATAACTTTGTATTATATAATCTAAAGGTGGTGGATACTTATTAGTCCAGTCACGCCACCAATCTCTTTTTAAGATTGCCCCTTCTTCTGCAGTTGGGTTTTGCATATATTGGGCCAACCAGTTGGAAACGGGGATCGAGGCTTTTGTTTTAAGTAATTCTTCAGATGTCCAAAATTCTGGCCACACGGGTTCACCGTCAGGTAGGATTGCAGGTAATTCTACAACTTCCCATTGATCACTCCCTTCTTCACTTTGAGCTTTTAATAATTGACCGGTTATATCTTTTGTAGACCAACGAGTCATTACAACTACAATTGCACCACCAGGCTGTAAACGTTGTCTAGGTCCTGAAGTATACCAATTCATCGCTTTATCAAAAGCTTTACTATCTTTTTTAATATCTTGTTCTTTGTGTGGGTCGTCAATAATTAATAGATTCGCACCACGACCTGTGATTGCACCACCAACACCAGCTGCAAAGTATTCGCCACCTTGTTCAGTTTTCCATTTTCCTGCTGCCTTACTATCTTCCTGGAGTCTTGTGCTAAACAACTCTCGGTAGTTATCTTGGTCAACTAAGTTTTTAGTCTTACGACCAAAGTCAATTGCAAGGTCTGCTGTGTGTGTTGCTTGAATAATTTTTAATTTAGGATCTTTACCTATCATCCAGGCTGGCAGCAAATAGGATGCAAACTCAGATTTAGTATGTCTAGGCGGCATATTAATAATTAATCGTTTAATTTTGCCTTCAGCTAAATCGTTAAATTTTTTATTAATAATTTTATGATGAGAACCCTCAATAAACTCTGGCCAAACGTACTTAACAAAACTTAAAAAATTTCCTATAATATTTGGTTTAGCTTTTTCTAGTTCTACGCTTTCTTCAAGTTTTAAAAGCTCTTCTTTTTCATCGGGGGTCAAACCCTCATATTTTTTTTGTAATATTTTTTGTTGTTGCATATCTTCAATATGTTTTCAAAAGATATACCATAACTGTCTAAATCTTCAACTTTAGTATGACTTAGGATCCCTTTTTATATTTAGGGGTGTATGGGTTTTTGTTTTGCGATCTGGGGTGGGCCCTCCCGTGGTACCTCTATAGTAATCGCGCGCCGGGGTGGGCCCGCCCGTATAATTTTTGTGTGAGCTATGTGGTTATTGCATAGGGTCTGGGATATATCCCAGACCCAAGATATTGTGTCAAGTATTAATCGAGTAATACCATGTAAGCCTCTGCATTGTGTTGTCTAAAATAGTTTAATCCATCTCGAACTAACTGCCACTTCTTAGAGTGACCATCGATACCAATCTCCTTATCTTCTATGGTAGCTTGTAATTCATTAAGGAATATATCGTCATGTATCTTAGCCTCGTGAGGTGTAAGTAAAACAGTTTCACCATTAAATCTATTCTTACGTTCCTCTGTTGCATCTATCATTGTTGCGTCTTTTAATTTACTCATTGTTGTCCTTTCTGTTAATAGGATAATCCTACTCTATTTCGGTTCTATTGTCAATCCTTTCAATAGTATTATATGAACGATAGCCTGTGCTATCAGTTACCTTGTGATAACCTTGGCTCTCTCGTCTGTGTCTGATAAACTCTATCGGTCGACCATGTTCAATGTTTTCCATGTTATTAGATAACCATTCAAACTTACATCGTTGAGAGCAAAAGTATTTATCTGCTTTAGTTCCATAATAATGTTCTTCAACATCACGATCAAAGTATGCATAACGACCTCTAATTATTCCTTTTGATTTTAGAAACCTATCATTAGTAGTTTGTTCATGGCACGTCGGTCCTTGGCAAAAATGTTTATTTGGCATTGTTATCCCCCTCTGTCATTTGAAATCTAGCTAATATTTTTGCGTGGCTCTCGAGTGTTCTCTCAAGTGTTGCAATCCTATCTTCTAAAAATTTAATTTTCTGCCTGTCATATCTTTCAGCTTTGTTCTGGTCGTGTAGTTCAAAGTGTTCTGGTGTTAGTTGTGTCATTATTCTTTACCTCTCTTAATCCAATAACTGCCACTTGCAGTACGATAATTATTTGCGTCAATGTCAAAGTATGTAATCAATGGTTTTGAAGTTTTAGAAAACCAATATTTACATTTCTCGTTCCATTGTCCACGTCTACTAATAAACTTACTATGCTTTTTAGCATAGTAAGATATTTCAAATTTCTCGCCATTTACCATTACATAGCCCCCTTAATTAAAGTGTCATTTACTGCTAGTAATAATACTGACAAAGTTAAAAGACCTATCATAATAAATGATAAGTTTTGATTTCGTTCAGCTTGAAATAATCTTTTTCTAGTCTTAAAGATTAAATCATTTTGAGTAGAATTATAATCAATTAATTTGTTGATTACTTCTGTTCTACTTGCGTCTAAGTTTTTAGTTGCGTTCGTCATAAGTATATCTTTCTATGTTAGTTAATATATCTGGGATATTATATTAATCCCAGATATAAGTCAATAGTTAATTTAGACTTTCTTCATATTGTTTTCTTGCCAATATTTTTGCCTCTCTTGATTGATTTTTATTCTTCATACCTTTAATCATACTAGCCAAGTTGCTTGGGTTGTAAATCGTCAAGCCTGTTGAGTTAGTTCTAATTAACTCTGCCTCATCAACTTGTATTCCAAGTTCAGTTGCAAGTTCAATACCCTCGCTTAGATATCTGTATGCTTTCAAGCCAATCTTTAACTGATCGCATTGTTTCATAATTGTATCAATCCATTTTTGATGATTAACAACTAGATTACCTTTTGCAATTCTCCACCTTTCAAACATTGAATACTCATCTTGAGTACAAGATATTGCTCTTGATCTGCAATAAGATGTTCCAATTACATCAAGATAATATTGGTCATCAAATGTTTTAGTCATACCAATATGATCTGCACCATTATAATTACCACCAACTTTGCCGAGTGCTTTCATACACTCATCAACGTGTTTGGTTTTGTGTGGGTTATCTTTGTTTTCATTTTGTTGTGCAAAGATATCTGGGTTGCAATCCATAGCTTTTAAATCTTCTCTAAAATATGCAACTGCAAATTTTTGTCCCTCACTATGATCGTACTCACTACCATTTAGATTACCAAACAAACCAAAATCAAAGTGTGATTTAGTTTCTGTTGGTTCGCCCTCATCATCAACACCCTCATTGTGTGCAAAGTAAAAGCATTTATCTTTTGCAACAACATCACAAGGACTTCCATATTTCTTTTTGAAAGTTCTTAAAACAGAAACATCTTCTGGTGGATATGCTCTTTGAACAACTCGCTTTGCAAGATTATGTGCAACACTATATTCAAGATCAACATTTTCTCTTGCCTGTAAGTATGCCTCTCGTTCTTGAGTATCTTCATTCTCAAAGATATTTTTTATTTTATTAAAGAGTTTGTTTCGCAACTCTGTATTCATTCTTATTTTAGACATTGTGTCCTTTCTGTTATTTTTATTTATTTGCATATTTTTAATTTACACTATTGACATTCTTTGTCAATAGGATTATATAAGATTTTATAGCCTCATTTGTATATTTATCGCTATTCAAAACTATAAATATTCTGGGGACTTGCACCTACAAAAGCAAGTAGGATTATAGCCCCTGGGTACTTTTAGGTCGTAGGGGGCTACTGATCCCTGGACATTGGCACTGGATACAGTGTTAGGCCTGTTGCTCGAGCTATTAAAACAAAGCACGCTGGCCTCAATCCAATGTCCTGGGATCAGATGCTTGGACTATAAAAATGTAGCAATGGTTAATAACCCATTAGTCTATTGGCCCAGCTTCACTGGTGGAGCAACTGATCCCTGGTCTTATTAACTTGGCCCAAGCTTCCAATTGATCACTGGAGGTTATGACCTGAAAGTATGGTTGGTCAATCTCTAATAGGACCTGGGATCAGTCATTAATGACTGTGGAGATAACACTATAACAAGGGATCTATGCGCTTGGATATCCAATATAGGTAATTAGCAGTGCTTACCTATCCCTCGTAGCATAGTGACTGATCAACCCATTGATCGAACTGGGTAAAGTTTGATCAATTCAAAAAAATTCCAATCTGTTAGGGATATGGGTTCAAGCTTCCAAGCTTGGACCCAAGCTTTTTTTCTTTTTTTAGGGTGGGCCCGCCCGGGTGGGCCCACCCATATAATTTTAAGCCTAATATATACCACCATCCCCAGCCACCGTCCAAGTGTATAGGATTTTCTGAGATATGTCAAGAAGTTTATTTGCATAAAAGTAAAATAAATTTATTGCGCCAGCTGCGGTCATATGGTATATTCTGGGATATTAAACGCCGAACCCCGGTAGGAATAGACGCAGAGTTCGTCTCCATGTACCGGGACCAGGCCTAACAGAAAGGACCTCAAATGCGTACAGATCGAAAAAAAGATCTAGACATGTATTACAACGACCATCTTAAATTGCACATCATGCGAAGGCTGATGCTGGTGAAGAGTTGGAGCGAGATCAAGGGCATCCAGTCCGCGGTCTTTGAAGCTTTGGACCGGG